AAATGGTGTCAGTCATCACCTTTACTGTGGTTGCAGGTAATCCAGTAAGGATTGCTTGTTTTAGTCCCGTGGACATACGCCATGCCATAGCTATTCTCCAGATTGTATAATTAAAGTTTCGTCAACTACCATTATTGAGCCAGAAGTTAAGCCGCAATCATTAGGCATTGTAACGTTCTTGTCTATTAGATTATAGCAACTGCCATCAGGTAAACCAATAACAGGGCCATTAACTGTTCCGAAAAGAACAGAGAGTTGAGTTGTTTTTAACCCAAAAAATGATGGGTTAATCAGTTTTGGGTTAACTGCATATTCAACCGCTGGATAATCCAAAACTTTACGAGCTTGCCATTTGTTTGGATCAGCTCCGCTCATAAAGTATATTCCATTTTCATCAGATACAAATGCACCAGATTGGACTGATGCAATCATCAATACTCGACTTTCAAATCTTGATCGACCAGTAGCCTCTCTAATCAGTCCCCATTGATTTGGTTCAGTAAAGAAAACCTCATCATTTTTGCTAATTAAAAATCTACCAGACAGGATATCAAGATGCTTTCCAGCAAAAGTATTAATAATTTCAGCTTCTGTATCTCTTAGAAATACAGACACGGGCCATGGTTCCGATGTTTCACCATCGGTTACGCCAAAATTGTAATCGTTCATATAGTAAACACGATCAGTAACCATGCAGTAAGACATCTTTGCGCCATGCGACAATCCAGATCTGATTCCGTGCAAGACTACTGATCCAGTTTCCGTTACTCTCGCAAGCAGTAGCGAAGAGCTTTCAGTATCATCCCTAATGACAAGGAATCCATCTTTATACGGATAGCAAGAATGGAATGACCCAAGAACAACGGGAGAGCTACCTTTCCTGGTGACGACCTCTCCTGTTTGATCAATTAGCACATTCATTGCATATTCAAAACCAGCAATTCCTGTTTCTGGATCAAACGGAAGCCTATGAGCTGAAAGCTTGTTGTTTACTCCGCTTGATCCAGAATATAAAAGAAAATGTTTCATTATTAATGAAATCCTTATCTTTTTCCTTCGGCAATAAAATATATTGCACCAATGACTGGAGGTGTGATGGTCACGACACCTCCAGCGCATGTTACCAATCCAACTGGAGAAGGAGTAAATACAATGCTATCAACATTGTCAAGACCACAATTAAATGTAGCCTCATCTGTTGAATCAGACGTGATTATACCTCTTGTCTGGGTGTGGCTTCCTATAATATCTTTATCAATTCCTGTTACGGCAATAGCCATTTTATTGATTCCTTTAGTTGATAAACACTCCTCTGTCTACCGGTGTGTAAACAGAAGGAATATCTTTTTTAATTTGAGAGTGTAAATCGGTTAATGCTGCAGAGAAGAGTCCACGATGCTTTGCTGTATTATAGTCAGCACGTTTTGCGTCTTGTTCCGTTTCTCCATATAAAATCATTGCTGCATAATTCGTAAGCAAATCATATTGTAAATGATCAGGAATGCCATCTGGAGTATCTGAATCGTCTACCATGTCAATTGGCAGGCGAAATCCAGGGACAAGCAATGACATTATTTCAATGGGTGTTTGGCTATAATGGAAAGTTTTACCAAAAATACAAAAAGATCTAAGCGTTCCGCTAACACCATTATCTCTAATATTATTTCTGCGAAATGAGATTAGAGAGTCAAACATTTTAAGCTCATTTCTAAGGTTGTCATAAGCTGTATAGGCGCCACGATGATAGTCATCGGGCATTCGTACACTGTTTGATCCAACAACAGTATTTACCGTGAAATCATGTTGAAGATCTTCAAGAGGTGGAATTGTTGGAACATTGTAACTTCTCGTTGCGCCACCAGCAATGAAGGTTACGCCTCGATTAATAGTGGCATCAATTTTCTCATCAGATATTGCAGGATCATTAACAAGTCTTTCAACTGTTTCACGCAAAATAAGTAAAGTTTCAGACATAAAAAATCTCCCTACTATATTTCAAGCAGGGAGTCCTTGTCGGGGATTATCTTATACAGTCAGGCCAGTGTGCAGACAGTGTGCAGAACGATCACAACATGTCATTGCTCCAACCCAGCGAGTATTAGCCATCATGTAGTCAGGCTCTTGCTCATCTGGAATAGTCCATACCGGGGTCTTAAAGTTCCACTTAGCGTGAGTCTTTAACTTAATCTTATCAAGATTAAGAGCATAGAAGGAACCTGCGGCAATAATAGGATCATAGCTAATTGGCACACCCTTATGGATAACATGCTGAAAACCAGCCTCTGCCATTTGCTTGTCTTTGATAAAACGCTGCTGCACCTGCAATTTAGCCTCATAAGCATCCATCAAAGCAAGAGTAGTCATGCACAGGTTTGGACGATCTTTAGCTGTCTGTCCAACGCTTGCGGCAGCAAAAATAGACTGAAGGACGGTAAAAGAAATAGCCTCTGCAGTAGCAATTACGTTTGGAGACCAAAGAGCAAGCTCATCTTCAGAAATGTTTCCGTAAAGATCTGCAGTCGTGGTATTGAATAGGTTTGGCAATCCATCAAGACCATAAGTATCAGTGCTCGCAGAGCGTAGCGTAAAAATACCAGTATTCAAACTATCTCGGATAGTTTTATTAATATTGGCAAGCTTCTTGTGAATCATATCAACCATGGCCGCAGAACTATCACCGTTCTGAACCTGATCATCAAGATTGATTGCATCGGATGCATAATAACCAGACCAACCAAACTCAGCACGAGTCAGATGATCATTGCGAGTTTTCGGAATAGTAGTCGTATTGCCATAAGTATCGGTGTTAGAACCAGCAATTTCCAGAAACTCAATCAGCTTCTTTCCGCCATCTGCAGTATCCTTTCCCGTTACAAGATTCAGCTCAACCTGCTTATTTCCAAGCAGGCGATAGAGCATGGGTGATTCACGGAAAAACAGATCTTCTACTTTATTCTTTTTGTAATAATCCAGCGTTACCGCTGTAAGTGCTGCTAATACTGGCATTGTGTTACCTCAATATTTTTAGCCAATGGCTCCCTTAAAAGCATCTATCCCGCTTGAGCGAACTTCACCTTTTGAGAATATCTGTTTTACTGGAGTGGCATTTTTCATACTTGCACCGGGAGAGCTTGCAATTTCTCCCGCATTCTCTGATCCGGCAATTTCTTTTGCTGCTGCATTCTTTCCTTCCTCGAAAGCATTGTCAGCTTTCAGGGTAAGGTACGCCTGATAGTCATCATGTACAAATTGGTTACTTGCTTTGACTTTTTCAAAAAGTCCCTGATTCTGCATTTCAGCAAAATCAGGATTTTCTTTCATGAAAGAATCAACTGCAGTCTGCTCATCCCTTGCAGCCATTTGATCATTAAAATACTGCTCAAACTGACTCTGGGTCTCTACTTCCTTTGCTTGGTTTTGCTCTCCACGCTCTTGTTCATCAATGGCACGAATCTTAGCAATCCCTTCACCTGGAGACATATCTCCTGCATCAATTTTTGCTGCAAGTTCGTCACGAAGACTTTGGTAATTAACAGAATTAGGATCAACCTGTTGATTAGCTTGCTGTTCAACTGCTGTTAAGCGATTTACCAATTCTTGATTCTGCTGCTGTAAACCATCAAACTGCTGACCAGCGGTTCCTTGCTGTTGCAATAGTTGATCATATCCAGCCTCAAGGTCTTCAATGTTTTTAAAGCGACCTGCAAGTAATTTTTCATCCTGTGGTGTCGCGTTATCAGCGGAAGCGTTGTCCTCTACAGGCACTTCAGTTGGTTCGACAGATGCGTTCTCAGAAGCTGCTATCTCAGCAAGATCCTGCACATCATTTTTCAGAATATCTACCATTGGCATAATTTTTACTCCTGTTTTCTTTATACAGCTATGAGTCCAGATTGGTCAAGTTCTTTATTAAAGCTTGTCCTGTCTGATACTCTTTTTCTGTTTTCTTCCGGCAACATATGAGACATTTCGTCAAGCCAAACAGGCTCAACTCTCTCTATGTTGCAAGAGATTACTCTTGTCATCTGTTCTCCACATTTATGGCAGACAACTTTTTCATTTCTTTCTGAAATCCTTAACGACTTATCTATTGTAGATAAACATGATCTACAATCAAATTGGTAAAGTGGCATTTTAAACTATTGACCAATCTTCCGCGAGCATGTCAGTTTGACTTGCCAACCAGCCGACAACGCATTTTCTATCTGCTGAGCGCATGTCTATATGAGAGCAAACATGAATTAACTTATCCTCGCTCGGTATTCGTTTATTTAAATTTTCATCTGCTATACACTTTGCAACACCACTTCGTGCTTGGTCTTCATGGATTATACTTTCCTTAACCAGAAAGAGGAACATATTCTTACCATTCCATCCCACACGAGCAACCTTATGACCTGATTTTAGAGCTTCGATAGCAAGACCGAAAGTCATATTGTCACATAACCGATAAGCGGCCTTGAACACTTCTTTAGGACTCCAAGACTCATAACCATCAGAGTATTTAACAAGATATCCTTCTCGCAATGGGTCTTCATCTTTAGGAATATCCCAACTACGATATTCATTATAATCTCCAAGAGTCATCTGCTCAGCTTTGATCTGTTTTGTTCCGATATACTTTTGCATATTAATTTTCCTTTTTAAGCTTAAATCCACGAATAGAATCAATATCACTATTAGGGCCAAGAACGGCTTCAACTGTTTCAACCTTGCAATGCATACCTTCTGCTGCGGCTTCAATTGATTTGAATACTCTATCCTCTTCACCGTCCTTTACAAAAACAATAGTTTTAAGGAGTTTTTCATTGACCTGATCTTTTTCTTTTTCAACAATTGGTTTAGCGTTTTCAATAGCTTTTTCCATACAGGTTTTGCAAACCTTTTTCTCACCCATTTCTCTTACCGGCTGATATGTTTTACAAACTGTACATCTGTCTAATAGTGGCATTTATTGCACCGTTCCTTGTTGGCTCTTGGGGGTTCCAGGAGCAGGGATAGATTGACCTGATTGACCACTCATTGGAGTCTTGCCTTCAGGTTCTGGAGGTTGTTGATTTTGGCCTGTTATATCTTTTCTATACTGTGTTTCCATAAGGGTGTCATTTAACTGAATAGCCATCTCTTCTGGTAAACCAGCAGCAACCAGTATTCCAAGAGCCTGTTGAAGTTCTCCCTCTGCTTGACGCTCAAGAACACTTTTTCGTCTTGGATAGCTGAGATCATCAAGAAGAGCTTCTGCATCAATAGCTCCTTCTTTGTATAACTCTGCAGACTGTTGCTGTTTCTGCTCACGAGTCTTCGTCATGGTGGATCCAGCCTGAACAACATAATTAAACTCTGTTCCGGCAAGATCAACACCTTTAAACGTGTACATTTCTCCGTTAGCTTCAATGCTCTCTTGGATATGCCCATGCATTTGCCATAAAGCAATAGCAGAGTTCCCCCTGTTTGCCACAAGCTTCTCTATAGCATCAATCTTGTGCTGTATAAGCACTGCATTCTTCTCTTGAAGGGCAACAATAGCAGAAGCAGCAATGACTCCATTTGGGGTATCTCCACGGTCAGCATCCTCAACAGCATAAATGCGATCATGAAGACTGATAACCAAGTTGATCAGATTAAAATAACTTGAAGGCAAACTTGGCAGAGGGACAAATTTCACTTGATCCACATCAGAGTCTGGAAATAAAACAAGACCAGGCTTATTACTCAATTGGTTTCGAGTGATTCCTGACCTCTTTGCCACCACCAAGATACCATAAGCTGATCTCATGTGATATGCGATAGCCATACTGACAAGCTCTTCAACCTTTACGGCAAGCTCGTAGGTTTGATCCAAAGCAGAAAAACCCCAGATAGAACTCGGGTCTTCGTAACTGTTGGCGATAAAAAATGGTAATCTCTTGAACAGAAAATTTGTTTTATATTGTTCTGGCTGAAGATTCCAGTTTATATTTGGATTCTTGACATCGCTAAGAACAATATTTCCTTCATTTACAATAGTGACACATCGAATACCACCGGGGTATTCTGGACACTCTGTCACTCTGAGCCAAACTTCGACTTTTAAGGCGATGTCAGTGGTGTCATCTGATTGACTAACAGTTCCGTAATATCTTCGACCACCTTGCCGATACGTCTCTCTAACAAGGTTATCCTTCACCTGGACAGGTTCATGCTCTTCACGGTCTTTACCAAGATCATAATAATAATCTTCTGATTGGATATCGTCTCTTTTGTAAATCTTGTTTAAAGCCGAGACAGGTTCAGGAACTGCATGTCCAACATAAGGACAATCCAAAGGGATATCTTCCCAGTATCCAGGGCAAGGAAAGAAAGCATAAGGATCGACTACAGCAGTATTTGGAGCTTTAAGCTGAGAGTCCCAAAAAGGTTTCTCGATCGTTATTCCATAGACTTCATTATTTACATCGCTGGTTCTAAGCTTTTGATGTTGTTGGGTCTCAACCCACCACTTCTCAAGCTTCTTTGTTAGAAGATCAGCTTTACCACCACCAGCTCCAGTGAGGTCTTCAACCTCTGCAATGGGGTCGCGATTAACAATGTTGGCAACAGTACGAATTACGTTAGCGAAAAATAGGTTAACAGAAACCTTGGTACTTGTACCAGTCTGCCTATTCCAATGGTTCCCTTTAAAATAACTATAGTTTTTAAACCACTGGTCAGGCTTTAAGAGTTTCTCTTTTTCTTTCCGTGATTCATCAAAA